AGCTCTCATTCCCGCTTCCGCCGCTTGTCCTCCCCAAATTAAACCAGGAACAGATAACACCTTAGCTACTGTTGTCCCTATTGTGGCCATCATTGCTGCAGATGTTAAAGATGAAAGTAGTGATCCTGTCCCCCCTCCACCCCCAGCACTAAATTCTGGTAGGGATTGAGCTATTTGTGTTTTCTTTACTTCTATTTCAGCTAATCTTTTCTTAGCATCAGTAGCCGATTCTAATGCTTTTATATCCCCCTCTTGTGCTCTTGTGGCTTCCTGAATTATTGCTTGGAATTTTTTAGCTTCAGCTGCTAATTTACTTAGTTCTGATGCTGCTTCAGAAAATACTCCCGCTTCTAATTTATTACCCGCTCCCAATGCTCTTCTTTTAAGTTCTTCAGCCATCCCCAATGGATCTTGTCCACCAGTTACTCCAGATAATGATTGTTGTTTACCCCACAACGCATTTTGAGATTGTAAATATTGATACCAACTTTTTTGTCTGAAATCATCAGCGCCACCTGCTACATTGACTGTTGGCGGCATTTCTCCCGGTCTACCCCAAATTCCGCCCGCACTCTTACTGTATCCACCAGAATCAGCTCTAGGGGCAATATTCATCTGGATAGTAGTTTCCTGGAAGTGCTTCTTGATTTGCTCAGAAATCTGAGATAATTGCTGCGTATCAACACTTAAAGCTAATACAATTTCTTTCCTGGTTTGATTGCTCATAAATTAAAAAGTATGTTTAAACTCCTCCGTCTCTTCTTTTTCCTCATGTATTGCCCTCAAAATATCCTTTTGATCTGCCAACTTCGATTCCTGATCTTTCTTAGTGGCATATTTCTGGCCCATCATATTCTTTAACCACTCTTCGTCTTCTTCATTGTCTTTATTAAGCTGTTCTTCCATTGCTGCTGGATTATTGCGATATTGTACATCATAGTATTCGTAGATAATTTCCTCTAATGTGTATTGCTTAATTTCATCACATTTATAAGGTAAATTGTAATGTCTGCACCACCAACTTGCGAAAAACCGTTCAAGATCGTCTACCGTATTTACAGGTTTTTTGATAAGAGCGATAACGCGATTTTGAATCGCTTCCACCGAAAGGACTAGTGGTTCGTTATCGTCCTCATTCTTTTTGAGAATCGGCTTCACTGGTGCTTTTTAACTCCTCTTTCTCTTCTTTTTTCTCATTTTTCCAGACTATATCTTTCCAAGATTTCTCAGCTTCCATGCAAGATTTCCATACTTCGAATACCAAATTAAGATCGAGAAGATTTTGTCCGTTATTAGAAGCAAGCCACCAATCTGGTGCCGCCAAAAGACGTGAACTGAGCTGCGCAATCATTCGATGGTATGCAAGAGTTTCAGTATCTAGAGTGGTTAGGTCTCGATTTAGTTGCTTTTCAAGTACAGCAGCCTCAGAACGCTGCCGGAGATTGGGTACGCAGACACACTTAAATTTGCCAGTCCACATCTGTGTAGTTGTTTCGCCCTTAATGGAAAGTTCAAAAATCTTTTCATTAATTGGTAATTGAATAATAGAATCCATACATTATCCTTCCTTGATATTGGTGATCTAAAGGAATTCTATCACAACCCCTTACGGGAGGATATTTAACAGGGTAAGTGTATGTCTATTTGAATAGTAATGGAATCAACGTAACTACCGAATTATACACGGCATGTGTCAAGATAGCCAGGTGTAGGCCCCACCTACGATAAATGTACGCGAACCATAAGCCAGCCCCAATGGCACCTACCGCCTGTGGAAGTGTCGAATGCCACCCACCTGGATTGCCGAGGTGCGCTAATCCAAATGTGATTGATGAGAATGCGACAGCAAACCAAACCGGAGACTTAAGCCATTGGATTAGAATACAGTCCATAACGAAATATCTGAAATAAAGTTCTTCAATTGCGCCAACCACAAACATAAGTCCAATAACAATTACCGGATCATATGAATCAATAAGTTTATCACTAGCTTCGTAATATAAACCGAAGTAATTCATTATTAGGTATGTTATAAAAACCAATGACGGCATGATAGCTAAGTTCACTCCAACACAAATAACCAATTTAATCAAATACTTAACAGCTTCAGTAGCCCGATCAATATAATAATAAAAAATTTTCTTTAATAAATTCATATTATTCTCCAGGTCATAGCTCCCTATATTGTTTATCTAATTAAATCCTTTGAATCGATTTCGTCTGCCTCTTCATTGGGACCAAATTCTTCTCGCAGAAAGGCTTTTAGCTCATCAAAACTTTTAAAGACCTTCTCACAACAGGCGTGCGCCCAAGCAGGAAGCTCATATTTCTCTACACAGTAAACTGGTTTGCCAATTAAAAAGGCAATCGTTAGTTCACTTGCTGATCCAGCACCGTCCCGACATCCATTATCCCATAAAACTATAATAAAATCAGCCCTATTCCTTACAACATTAACATCAAATCGAATAATTTTTCTCATATATTTTAAAAATCTTTTACGATCATTTGGGTTGCCTGTATTGCGAAGTTCTGTCCAATGTTTAACGCCGTCCGGCAATTGTCTAGGTTTTAGTCCGCGTAATTGAGCCGGTTCTAGTTTATAAGGATTTAAAGCTACAATATCTAGCGTATTTAAAAAATCCTCCATTTCTTCTCTCCATGTTTGATCATTGGGGTTATCTCCCATTCTTCCAGCTAAATACGATTTGATTTTAATTTTCATATTATTTATTTTTCATCTTCTTTTTCTCTTTTATTAAACTTCACTACATGTCCTGCAGTCAAAAGCTCTTGATTTACGTCGCTTCCTTCAATAAATAGTGTACCCAGATAATGTCCAAATTTTGATGTTTCTTTTACCTTAATAATAACTTGTTGTTTATTAAGTCGATAAGTGAGCCACATCTTACTTGCTTTTGCTCGTTCCCGTACTTCTAGCAATTCAGATCTAAGAGATGGAGCAACAATTCCATTTAGGCGAAATCGAGCCTCAATAACAACATTAAATCCCAAGTCTACTTTCCCTTGAATAGTGTCCCCATTAATAACTCTTGTAATTACAATTGGATATGTGCGTTCGTTATTCATTGCTTTCCTTTAGGGGAGGGTGATTGACCGTTCTATATTCATAATATTATTATACCTTGAATATCCAAAAAAGATGATACTATTTAGATGAATATAAGTGTTTGAAATTATTGATTTTAAATTACAATAAAGGTGGTTGTTCCGGTTCTCTTTCATCCCACATACCGATCCCTTTAAAAATCCAGGTTTCAGATGCCAGCCCACGAGAGGCTACCGTTCCTTCTCTGCGTACCAGCATTGCTTTAGGAATAAATAGAATGATGGCATCAGTTTTTCTATCTTTTAATTCAATAGAAACATAAGATTGCTCTAAATGGGAATAAACATTTGCCTGAATTCCACTTACAGTAGGGGATTCGTTAGGAATTCTAATATTGGTGCAACGAACTTCAACCTTAATATTTGTTGGGGCTAATTCTTCAGGAAGTGAATTATCTACCCCTTGGATTTCCTTGTATTCTGTTTCGTAAACATAAGATACTGACGTAGCAAAAGCCATCACTTGATCGTTCACTTTAATAATAGCACGAGCGCCCGTAATTGCTTTTGGTGTTGGTTGTCCCATGTGAATATTATAACATGTAGATAAGCGAATAATAGAATAATACGCCCTATTATATGGTTTATAGAGAGTTTTTACTAACAACCATAGTTCGCGCAGGCCAATATGATAAAATAAAATTATGGGTGATGAACCTAAAGAGGCTGTCAATAGACATCGGGACGTGTGTTATTGGTGTAATGGAAAAACAATACCAATTTTCCATAGTAAAAATTGTATGATTTGCATTCGATGTGAAAATCCTAAAAACGACAAAAACGCTCCAGATAAAGATTCTAAGACAGAAAAGTCTAATCATCGCGACTACAGCTTTTATAGTTAAATAACAAGAAGCCCGCCTTTCCGGTAGCGAGCTTCTTCGCATATTAAACGCAAGCGCCTAATAGCACCTATGCCCTAAAGCATAGGGGGATCAAATTATTCCTTTTTCTCCAATCGTTCTTCTCGACTCTTCAATACATCATCTAATGATTTTTCAAAGATATCTTCATCAAGGATTTCCATTTTTGTAATCACTTTAGCTACTTTTTTAGATACATATCCCTTTTGAAGTGCTTTAACTAATTTAGATAAAAATTGTGATTTTCGTGTCATGTTGTCCCCTTATTAAACTGCGGCTGCGTCTTCATTGGCCCCATCAGATTCGCCTTGTTCGGGGGCGTCGCTACTTTCAGCAATAATCCCAACAAATGTCCAGTTTTCCGTTAATAAATCTCTAGCTCCCATATTTCCACCACGATCTGTAAGTCTAGCTCGGTTTACAACAAGAACTGTCTCGCCGGTTTTACGGTCAGTAATTTCAATTGATATATCCTCTTGTTTCATAATATTACCAACCATGGGCTGGATTCCAACAGTAGCATTATCAGGAGAATTACCTTTTCCTCCACTTTCGACAAAACGCATTGTTCCACAAGTTACCGTAACATCATAACCAAGTGGTTCATGCCTAGCTGCGGAATACCGACCTAATACGTTAATAGGTGCGTGTGGAATCGCTATTCGATATCCAACGTTGGTCGCAAAAGCTACCGGGTTTTTGTTAATTTTCAGGATGGCTCTCGCCCCTGTCATGACTTTTGGCGCTGGTAATGCCATATTAATTCTCCTTTATACCTTTCTTAATTTATGCCGTTTGTTGAATCGTATCTAATACGATAGACGGCAATATGAAATCTATTCCTTGAACTGGAGTTATTGTAACATCGATATACACAACGTTTCCAGTAATACGAACTAACAAGTTTTTAAATCCATTTCCACCGTTAGTATCATCTCCAACAATCATTCCAGCGGAGCGGAATGTATTTAAGATAGAAACTATCGTATTTCGAATCGAAGCCGCACTGGCATTAGCCAATCCCACTCCAATGAAAATTGCTTCTAGTTGCTGTCTTAAATTATAAGCTACGCTATCAGCTGCATACAACACTGAAATTCGGTTATACACAAAGTTTGCATCTTTACCGTATGTGGTATTTCCAACAACGATTCTGAATCCACCTTGAGAGGGTTGTTCAGCAAACAATAACCCGTAATCAATTCCATCATCATATTGGGTTGAAGGATCAAAACCTGTGCTTCGAATTCCCGATACATTGATAAATTTGAATGTCATTGGTTCGCCAATTTGCGCTCCAGCTTGCATTCCAGCTGCGATACATCCCATGCCCCACGGTGCAACCCAATCAAGAGTTCCATCCGTCTTTAATACCTTTACATCTTGCAAACAAAGACTCACACGTTCACTAGCCAATGTGGTAGATTCTGTCTTCGCATCAGCATATGCACCCTTATAAGAGCAGAACGCATTTCGTTCAGAACGATGTTTCGTATCAGACATTAACAAGCAGTGAGTTTTCACAGCTGCGTTAACAGCCGAAATTTGATACGTTGAAGAAGGCTCAGTGAGTTCATCAAGAATGTCATAAGAAGCATTTCTTGAGAATAACGGCACTAACGTATTAATTCTTACTTTTTGTAATTCATCAATACCTGTCGTAACTGAAGCCGCAGTTGTTCCACCTTTTGCTCCACCCGTAAGGAACGTGGCTGAAGTCATTGCACTAGGAAGACCTTTATAACCAGTTACTAACGTTCGAGTCAAATCACAGAGAACGGTAGAATCAAAGAATTCTTGAACATCATATGAATCCTTTTTAACTCTTCCCGGCATAGATCCGTCCACTGAACTGCCAATTCCAGCAGTAATCACTCGATCTAGAATCGATAATGGATATCCACCAAGAACACCACTTCCCGCTTCTGCTGTATAACCAGTTTGAGCGTTAATATAAGCAACAAGTTCTTGAATCGTATTATAGTTATTTAATGTTAAACTAAGACTTGATCCAGTTCCACCCGTGATGGTAGTATTAAGAGTGGTAGAGTTGATAGTCATCGTAGCTGTAGTTCCACTACCTGCTTGATAATATCCAATCTTCAATGCCACTGTTCCACCAAGAGCTACAGAAGTTTCTGTAGTGTCATCACTTTGACGATTTAAGGTAATTGTTGATTTTGCTTCTGCAACTGATGTTTCTACTAATGAAACTGCTGAACTAGAAATCATACCGACAAAAGATAAAGCATCAGTGGTAGCTAAAATATCCGTATAAGCAACAGTTGCTGGAGATCCACTATATTTAGTAGCGGAAATCGTACTTACGGTAGCTGCTGTTACTAGATAAGATCCTACGTTTTGAAGAGCTGCACCCTTTAGAACGGAATCTCCACGAATCACGAGAAGATCACCCACTGTAGCTAAAGCTGCAAAAGTAGAGTCAATTTGAATGACTACATTTGAGCCAGAAGCGGTTAATTTAATTTGTGATCCATCCGCAACTTGTGTGCTTGTTAATAAACCACGATCACTTCCGCCGTAAATAAGATCACCAAAAGCTAAGGCTGCGCTGCCATCTGTTAATTCAATGGATGCACCTGTACCCGCTGCTGTTGTAGCTGCGTAAGTGAGTGAAACAGGAGCAAAAGCTGCACAATCTACTGTCGCTGATGCGATATCTGCAAGAGCCACATCAGAAACTACAGCTAAAGGATCAGAAATTTTAAGAGCTGAAATCGCTCTTGCTGCTGCTGTAAGAACTAAATAAGCCCCAGTGTTTTCAGTACCAACACCCTTTAAAACAGAAGTAGTGGAAATATAAATTGTATCCCCTACTGTTGGGGTAACTGACCAATCAGAACTATCTGTCGTGATTGCGGCCACTAACCCAGTAAAAGCAATGGCGATTTTAGAACCGTCACCCACTTTACCTGCTTGAATCATTAATCGATCTGTTCCATCAGCTGCTAAAATATTTCCTGCGCCAACGGCTGCGTTCCATGCGACCACAAAGGCTGCCGGAGTGGTACTCGCTGGAACAGCCACTGTAACAGAAGCTCCACCATTGAATCTCACTTTAACAGCACTTGCGGTACTAGTATCGGTCATAATATTGAAACTTGCAATCGCTGGACCAGATTCCGCTTGAGCAGAAGTGGTTTGAAAGCTAATTGTATTTTCATCAAGACCATAATTTTTAGAAGTAATAGTGCCGTATGCAGTAGGAAGGGTACTAGAAGCTACAGTAGAAATGTTCGTCTTGTAAATGTAAACTCTTTGAGCGCCATTAACGATACGGGCATCTGAAGAGGGAGTGATCAGAAGCCTAAAAGCATCAACAATTGGGCCAGAAGAATACTTAGCAACAACATCAGAAAATTGTTCCGGTGAGAAATAATTTAATCTAATATCATCAGCACTTCCAGGCATACCCTTATCAGATTCACCTACGATTGCGACCGTACCAGCGGGAGCGAGTGGAAAACCACCTGTTAAATTGACTGAAGTCTTACTATAAGTCCCAGGTTTTCTAAGTGATGCACCGTTGAAATTTATATTGATGGCCATGTGATATCTCCCTTTTCTTGAAGAAAATTTGCTCTTTATGAGCTTAGTTGAATTATAACATTGCCCTACCCGAAGTCTACAAGAGTCTTTATTTTTTTTATTAAACTCTTAACAACGGGCCTAAGTTCTTGATAATGCTAATGAGTCCACATATTACTTTAAGGTCGGTTCAGCAAAAATGCCGACTCCATTTTCAAGGCACATTGAAAATGACAAGACAGAAAGCTAAAAACACTTATATTTCAACCAGTTACCGGTAACGCCATTTTCAGCACGAGGCAAATTATTCTCCGAAATAGGTCTTCAAACCTTGTTCAAATACTTCTTTATTTTCCAGTTCAGAAATTCCGAGACCTTTAAAAAAGATACGGATACTCTCGAAATGGTGAGCTTTTACTCTAGGTTCATTGTTTAGAAGACCAATAAACCATGATTTTAGAAGCATTTTAGTACTAGAGCTTGGTTTATCAATAATATTCTTTTTAGGTCGTTCAGTGACGATATATTTTTGTTTTGTCATTTTAATTATCCTCTGTAATATTTTCCACGAGTGTGTCTATTTGGTCTATTGGATCGTCTAGCCATGAAACCATTGACCTGGCTGTAACCCGTATAAACCGCGAAAATATGTTCTCACCTAGATATTGGGATTCGCGATTGAAATCTGACGCTGAAAATGTAGATAGATCTAAACAGCGTCTTTCTAGTTCTGGTTTGAAACGTAAAAACATCCATATTAGCACATAATATAAATATAGTGTTACATTAGTATCGCCATGCGAATGACATCCTATGTCAATAGCTTCACTTATGGCGGCTTGATGTCGCTTGCGTACACTAGTGTTAATAAAAGATGATACTTTCACTCTAGTGGGGTTAATTGTAGTGCCCGCTTGCGCAACATAGATTCCTTGATCATAAAGTCTAGTAACTAAGTATTCCTCATTTTTAGAGTCTACTAGTATGTGTCCAGGGCGAACTAAAGAGTAATCCACGGTAGTGGGAGGTGTAACTAATGACTCATCTGTACCTGTAACTACGTTAGTGGGTACGAAATAGTCAAGAATTGTAGAGGCAAGTTTCGTTTCCTGTACATGATCAAGGTAATCATCCATTGAAGCGGCTTCTACTAATTCAGTGCTTTGAGCAATTTGGACTGAAATACAAGGTATCCTAGAAGGATTCAAGGACCAAGAAAGAACAACGGGTACTTCATTCTGAGTGAAGAATTGTTTAATTGCGACTATTTCCTTTTCACC